TAATTGTCATTTTGTTTTAGGTGCTTCACCTACTGCAAGTGCAACATCAGCTTTATTACCATCTGGTGAAATAGAAATGTTAAAAGTTTCACCTGGCGAAAAGATTGCAGTATTTCATGGTTCATCTACAAATGTATATGTTACTGAAATGAGTGCTTAGTGGCTAGACAAAAGTTTGTTCACTTTGTTCCAAGAGATCAACCTAAAAAAAGACCAGGTTGTCATAAAAAATCTCAGAACAAATCAGAAAGCAGACAAAAAAAACAAACAAGATATAAAGGTCAAGGTAGATGAAAAAAGATACAATTGTTGATGGTTTAAAAAAAGAAACTTTTTCATTAGATGAAATGGAAAAAAAAATTGTTGTAAATGAAGAAGTTAATATAGATCCTCATTTAAAACATAATAAAATATTATTAAATCAAGATGATGGTTATTCTAAATCAAGAGATTTAAAAAGAGTAGCTTCTATTCCAACTTTAGCTTTATCTGTTTGGGCAAAAGAGTATAATGGAGATGGTAATTGGTTTGCACTTCCTAAAGAAGTTCAAAGTAAAATATTAAAAACAAAATTAAATAGTAATGAGTTTAAATATTTTAGAACCGCAGAAGGTAAAATATAATGGCACTTGCAACATATTCAGATTTAAAAACATCTATAGCAAATTGGTTAAACAGATCAGATTTAACAACTGAGATAGCTAATGATTTTATTGTTCTAACAGAAGCTGATCTTAACTCAAAATTAAGAGTTAGAAAAATGATTACCTCAACTTCTATTACAATAGATTCAGAAACAGAATCTTTGCCTACAGATTTTTTACAAGTAAGAGATTTTTTTATTACATCAGGTGGAACTAAGTATGCTTTAAAATATATTACTCCAGCTCAAATGGATCAAATTAGAGGTTCATCTACAACTGGTATGCCTTCAGCATATACTATACTTGGTGATAGTTTTAGATTTGCACCCATTCCAGATTCTGCATACACAGGAACATTAAATTATTATGCTAAGTTTGCAGCTTTATCAGATACTAATACTTCTAATTATATATTAGCAAGTCATCCTGCAATTTATTTATATGGTTCATTATATCATGCTGCTAATTTTTTAGGTGGTGTTGATCCTCAAAGACTTCAACAATGGCAAGGAATGTACACAACTGCTATGGAAAGATTAGAGAGAAATGATAGAGAAGATCAATATGGAAATGCACCATTACAACAAAGAGGTGATGTAACTGTTGCAGGTTCATTTAATGATGTATCTAAATTTGTAACAAACAATAACCAATAGGAGAATAATGCAAATACCCTTTGGAGAATGGCTACCAGATCAACCTGAGTATTTAAATCCAGGTGCAAACACAGCTAACAATGTTTACTTTGCTAGACAATCTTACAAACGATTTCCTTCATTAGTTGCTTATTCATCAAATAATATTACCTCAAATAGTAGAGGTGCAGGTTCTTTCAGAGATAACTCAAATAATGTATTTAACTTTGTTGCAAATAATACAGATATTTTTCAACTTGATGGTGGTACATTTACTTCAAGAAAATCCAGTTTGACAGGAACTAATACAGACTATTTTACTTTTACACAATTTGGACAATTTGTTGTTGCTAGTAATGGTAAAGATGCACCACAATATTATGAAATGGGTACATCAACTAATTTTGCAAATTTATCTAGCATAGGAACAAGTGGTACAGTTCCTGTATTCAAAGTTTCAGGTGTTGTTAGAGATTTTTTTGTAACAGGAAACCACACAAACAATTCAAATAGAATTCAATGGTCAGGTATTAATGATTTAACAACTTGGCAATCTGGAACTAAACAATCCGACTTACAAGATTTACCTGGTTCAGGTGGACAGATAACACATATAACTTCTGGTGAGATAGGTTATGTATTTAGGCAAAATCAAATAATTCGTATGGACTATGTGGGTGGTGCAACTGTATTTAGATTATCAGTAATCTCACCTAATAGAGGTGCAGTATTAGGAAGAACTGTTTGCCAAGATAATCGTAGAGTATTCTTTTATGCAGATGATGGTTTCTATGAATTGAATGGAGATCAAGTTATTTCAATCGGTGCAGAAAAAGTAAATAGATTTTTTGATACAGATTTAAACAAAGCATTTAGTGATAGAATATGTGCAGCAGTTGATCCATTTAATCAACTAGCTTTATGGCTATATCCATCTGCTAGTAATACTGCAAACACAACTGGTATATGTGATAAAGTAATTATTTATAATTATGCTACACAAAAGTGGTCAACAGCAGATGCTAGTGCTAGTACAATCTTTTCTCAGTTTGTAGGTGCTTACACTGTAGAATTAATGGATATTATTTCAGAAAACTTAGATGCTATCAATATTGCTTTAGATACTGACTTTTGGAATGGTGGTCAGTTGTATCTAGGTGCAATAGATAGTGATTTTAAAGCTGCTATCTTCTCAGGTACTGAAAATGAAGGAACTTTAGAAACTAGAGAATTAGAGTTGTTTCCAGGACATAGAAGTAGTATAACCAATATCAGACCGATTGTTGATGCTACATCTACAGTTACTATCAGTAGTAAGGAAAGATTAGCAGATACAGCAACAGAATCTTCATCATCATCTATGGTGGCTAGTGGAGATAATCCAGTTAGACAATCAGGTAGATATTTTAAAATTAAAGTAACGACACCTTCAGGATCTGTTTGGACTCATGCTCAAGGTGTTGATTTAATTGCATCAAGAATAGGATTGAGATGACAGAAAAAACTGATATAGATAATGTTAGATATAGTTTTGAAACTCAAGAGTTCTTTCAAAGACAAATTGAAGAAGCTATTAATACATTAATTAATGATCGTAACAAAGAAAGCGATAAAATTTTCGCATGGTTCATAGGAGATTAGATGCCAACTAATATTAAAGATTATTCAACCACACAAGCTAACAACACATCACTAAATGGTATTTCAACAGCAGAAGGTATGTTACCTTCAAACCTAAACAATGCCATTAGAGCATTGATGAAAAATACTAGAGATTGGTTTAACGATGCACAGTGGATTGAATATGGTGATGGTGATGGAGCTTTTACTGCTGCTTACGCATCAGCAACTTCTTTTACAATAGCTGGTGTAGATGTTACTTCAATTTATCATGCAGGAAGAAGAATTAAATTAACTGCAACAACACCAGGAACAATTTTTGGAACGATTGCTAGTTCATCATTTTCTACAAACACAACAGTCAATGTAACTTGGGATAGTGGTTCACTTGCTAACGAAGCTATCACTCATGTTTATATTGGTGCTTTATCAAAAACAAATTCATCTATACCAACAGAAATTATTGGTACATCAAATATAAGTGATAGTGCTATTACAACTGCAAAGATTGCAGCAGATGCTGTTAATGGTTCTAAGATTGCAGATGACAGTATTGATAGCGAACACTATGTAGATGGTTCAATAGACACAGCTCATATTGCAGACGCACAAATTACAACTGCAAAAATTACAGATGCAAATGTAACAACAGCTAAGATCGCTGCTGATGCAGTTGATGGAACAAAAATAGCTGATGATAGTATCAACTCAGAACATTATGTTGATGGAAGTATAGACACTGCACACATAGCAGATTCACAAATCACTACTGCAAAGATAGCAGACAGTGCAATCACATCTGCAAAAATAAATGATGGTGCTATTGTTAATGCAGACATTAATGCAAGTGCAGCAATAGATGCTACAAAAATACATGATGGTACAATTTCAAATACAGAATTTGGTTTTTTAAATGGTGTCAGTTCAAATATTCAAACACAACTAGATGCCAAAGGTGCATCAAATGCAAACTTAAATACAATAGGTGGTCTATCAAATGCAGATGGTAATTTTATTGTTGGTAGTGGTTCAACATGGGTTGCAGAAGCAGGATCAACTGCAAGAGCATCATTAGGACTTGGAACAATATCAACACAAGCTGCAAACAGTGTCGCTATATCTGGTGGTACAATCACAGGACTTGGTTCTCCTTCGGCAAGTTCAGATGCAGCAACAAAAAATTATGTAGATAATTTAGTTGCAGGATTAAAAACAAGAATTATTACAAGAGTTGCTACAACAGCAAATATTAATTTATCAAATGCTTTAGAAAATGGT